ACTGTGGTAGAATATATCTACAATAAAAATTGTCGAGTGAGTATAAACGCGGTTAAGCCTGTAGACGACATTAAAATTAAAACGCAGGTGGGAAGGAAGGCAATCCCTCAAGAGAAACCTTCATCTATTTTGTTGAGGAGCAAATATTATGGCAATACCAAAGCGTACTAAAAAGAAAACTGTCCGTGCACGTAGGCGTACTGGCGCGTACGGTGCACCAGTTGATAAGGGTTTTGACTCTGTTCTGTATTACTTTCAGAACGAAGTTGATCGTAAAGAAACTATCAACTTTTCGAAATCTTTCATTCGGTCTCATTTCAATAAGACAGATGCAAAGAACATCCTTGCTAATCCAGACTACATGTTTGGTCATGGCTATATGGGTGCTACTTCATTCTGGTATACAAATGGACATGAAGTGACCGAACGTTCAGAGTATTGGAAGAATGCTATTGTCAATCGGTTCAAAGGTTTCATTGAGTCCGGTAAAGCTATTCTAAAAGAAAAAGCTGCTGAAAAGAAAGTTGAGAAAAATGTAGTATCGCTTTCTCCAGTACAACGTCTTCAGAATAAGATTAGTAATACTATTATGCAAGATCTGCTTGATCTCGAAGATCAGTGGATCGAAGGTGAGAAGACTACGATTGATGTCTATCTTCTCTTTAAGAAACACGGTTTGGCAGGATCGGCAACAATGCCAGTCCGCCAGGTGATTGAGGGATGGTTGCTAGATTATGAAGATGCATACCATAAGCGTTGTGACCAAGCCGTCGAGGGCTATTCACATTTGAAAAGACCTGAACTCAATCGCCGCATTAAAGCGTGTCAAGACATGCTCCTCGATCTTGACCGCATTAAGTCCGCAGCTAAGGCTACTCGTAAAACTCGAGTCAAACAGCCTAAAGCTGCGGACAAACAAATTGCAAAAATGAAGTACAAATCAGAGGATGCTAACTTTAAGCTGGTTTCAATTAATCCAGTACAAATGGTTAGCAAAATAAGATTGTACACATTCAACACTAAGTCTCGAGTATTGACAGAGTATATAACTCAAAGTGTCGGTGGATTTGAAATCTCTGGTAGCACGATTAAGAATATCGATCCTGTCAATAGTCGACAAGTCAAGCTTCGTAAACCAGACGAGTTCTTGCCGATGGTCTTATCTAAGACACCAAAGCAAATCGATGCTGAATGGAAGAAGCTGACTACTAAATCAAGTACACCAAACGGTCGTATCAATACAGACACAATCTTATTGAAAGCACTTGACAAATGAAAGTAATAGTGTGTGATCCGCCGAGTGGATGGAAGTATGGATTTCCAAAGCCAATTCCAGAAGGCGTTGAAGACGTCAAAGCTTGGTTGGTAGAGAATGGTTATCCACAAAGAGAAATTGATCTATGTGGTAATCATTTCTGGGTAAGACATTGGGAGACAGAACTTGACGATTGAAGACAATTTTTTGACTAAGTCAAAATTTACTAAGCTTATCGAAGCGACAGTAACTGAAACTAAACTATCTTATATGGACACTATTCTATATCTCTGTGAAAAGAATGATATTGAACCAGAAGATGTAAAGAAGTTTATTTCACCTATCATTAAAGATAAGCTTGAAGCTGAGGCAATGCAGCTAAACTTTTTGCCAAAACAAAACACACTTGACTCTGCTTTTTTTGAGTAAGTATGATATATATTATACATACCTCTGTTTACAAAGCAGTGAATGTGTGGTATAATATTTCAGTTAACAATACAGCAATAAGGACAATACGATGTCATTCGAAAATCTAAAACGCAATCGCGATCAAATCTCTAAACTCGTTCAAGCAGCAGAAGCCACCGGTGGCGGTGAAAAGAAATCTTATGTTGATGAGCGCGTTTGGAAGCCAACTGTAGACAAAGCGGGTAATGGCTATGCAGTACTCCGATTCCTCCCAGCAGCCGAAGGCCAAGAACTTCCATGGGTTCGATACTGGGACCACGGATTCAAAGGACCAACCGGTCAGTGGTATATCGAAAACAGCCTTACTTCTATTGGTCAGACTGATCCAGTTGGCGAACTCAACTCACGACTCTGGAATTCTGGGATTGAAGCAGACAAAGAAAAAGCCCGAGCACAAAAGCGCCGGCTCCACTATGTAGCTAATGTCCTAGTTGTACAAGATCCGAGTGCTCCTCAGAATGAGGGTAAAGTATTCCTCTATAAGTTTGGTAAGAAGATCTTTGATAAGATCATGGACTCTATGCAGCCAGACTTTGCAGATGAAACACCGGTCAATCCTTTCGATTTTTGGGAGGGTGCAGACTTTAAATTGAAAATCCGTCAAGTTGAAGGATACCGTAATTATGATAAGTCAGAGTTTGCGAGCCCATCTGCTCTCTATGATGCAGACGAATCCAGACTGGAGTCAGTCTATAATCAACTACATGATCTCGGTGAGTTCACCGATCCAAAGAACTACAAATCATACGACGAACTCAAAGCGAAGTTGATGCGTGTACTTGGTGAAGAAGCGACTGCTGGTGCATATACTGTTAAGCAAGAAGCTGCGATCAATGAACCGGCTCCTGCTCCAGAACCACGTGCAGCAGAACCTGTCACAGCAGAATCCATGAGTATGGGTAATGATGATGACGATACAATGTCTTATTTTGCACGATTGGCAAATGAAGACTAAGAATAAGGTCAGCCAACCAATTAGGCCTTGTCGCTGAATAAGATTCGGACAAAAGTTGGTGAACAACAAAGGAGAAAGACTACTTCGGTAGTCGGGGATTAGGGAGCTTCGGCTCCCTTTTCTTTATGGTGCTGCTGTACCATAAAGCATTGAATTAGTGTCAAATGGATCAACCGCAGATTGAGGCAGATTATTAAATGCATTATTAGAAACTACATTATCTCCAATCTGGCCTGTGATTGTAGGAACCTTGTCTGTACGAGGACCATATGCAGAAGTAGCAATCGCTGATTCAATTGCAGCAAATTTAGAACCATTGCGCAAAGCTTCATTGGGTTTTAGCCCTAATTCAGAAGCAACAAATGCTCGAGCCTGTTGCGATAAAGCCGATGAATATATTCCTTGAGCTGCGTTAGATCCGGGTAAAATATATGAAGGTGTTTGTGTCTTTGCTTGTATTTCAGCTGCTGCAATTACTTCTGGATTTTGTTTGGCCGCGGCTAAGGCAGCGTTGAAATTTTTAAACTTCTTAAATGCTTCTTCTCCACCAAGATTCTGTTTCATAATTCGAGCTACATCAACTTCAGAAATCGTTAAAAGTTCAACTAATCCTTGAGCTGCTTCTAGGTTATCTTTTAACCCTAATTGCAATAACATGTCTCCAAATAAGTAGCTATTAATAAAAGCAGAAATTGTAGGCGCCATTTGTGGAAATGATTTCTTAAGATAATCTTTTAGAGCATTTCTGCTTTGCTTAAATTTAGTTAAATCATTGTCTCTGTATGCTTCTACGATATTGTATGCGAGTGTAGCAGTGTTTCCAGATTCAGCACCAATAGATGAAGGAATAGTGACAAGTGAAGCAAAAAGTGCTGGTCCTGATGCTAATAATCTAGAAGCAGATGCTAAAGTGCCGGCTGTTCTAGACATTCCTAAAGCACCAGTTATTCTGCTGCCAGTCGCAGCACCAGCTTCTACAATGCCTTCTGGACTAAATATTCCCGGCACTCTTAACAAATTATTAAATCTTGTCCCTCGAGCAAATGGATTAAGAGACTGCTGTCTTAATGCATCTTGAATAGTCATAGGAATACGAGCTTCACCATAACCAGGAAGTTTTGTCCTATCTGCTAAGTTCTGAGCATCAACAGAAAATACATTTGTGCCAGTTCGTAATTGAACTTTTCCGCCTGCAGTGTCCATCACTTGAGCATCAAGTAATTTTCCAGTGGTAGTTTTATATTGAATATTATCGCCGACTTTTAATGTGCCTAGCTGTGCATTAGGTCCAGCTAACCGAGAGGCTCTATCTGCAAATGCTTGTTCTGTATCAATTTGGCCTACTCTCAATCCAGCAACTCTTCTTTCTAATGCTGCTACTTGATTTCGTAGTGCTTGAGCATCGAGTTTTCCTGCTGCTCGAGCTTCTGATAACGCCACTCTTGTTTCTTTAAGATCTAGCCTCGCAGAAGAAAGATCTGCTCGAGCAGAATCTAAATCTGTTTGCAAAACTTGTCTTCTTGCAATTGCATCATCTAGTCGTGCTTGCAGCGCTTTCATTCGCTGTTGACCGGCTTCAGTGAAGGTTCTAGTTTCGGCTTGAATTTGTCTACGCAAGTCTGCTTCAGTCGAGAAAGCCTTTTTAAGCTCGCTATTTAATGCCTTTTGTTGAGCCTTTAAAACTTTAATATCATCTTTTAATACTTTTTGAAAATCTTTTAATTCACTGGTAAGAGACTTATTGATGTCTAATAAAGCGCCGCGTTGAGTGCCAAAAGATGTGGCTAAAGCATTTTTAATTCCTCTAAATCCGAGTTGTATAGCTTTTAATGCACCAAGAGCTAAAGCTGTTCCTACACCTTGTGTCAATATTCTAGACATTGTGCTAGGACCACCGCTACCACCACCGGCAGTAGCTCCACCAGCAACAGCCACACCACCGCCAGCAATAGTTCTTACTTTGCGCTGTTCTCTACGATCTTCTAGTTTATCTAGACGATCTCTTTCTTGAACGGCAAGAAACTTTTTGATGCCTTTATCAATACTATCAAGAGTCTTTCCTTGATCTTCTTGATTTTGAATTTGTACGGCATCTCCGGTTTTAATCAGAGCTGCTACTTCTTTTAAAGTGATAGCCATTACTGGGCCTCATTTCTTCTTTGCTCTTGCATTTCTAAATGATTAGTCAATAATGTAACGTAAACTTCCCTTTCCCACGGTATCATATTATATAAATCTTCTAATGAATAATTGTGATTTTCCATTAATAAAAAATTAATTTCAAAGTGGTTCTGCAATGTTTCATGAGAAAGGGCTACTAAAAAAAATCTGCTAATCCTTTTAGTTCAAATGAATTTTCGTGTCCGCATGCTTCACATGTCCAATTAACTGGAAGTTGAATTTCTGGAGAGTTTAAAATAAACTCTTTCATTTTTTCAAATTGTTCAGTTGTCATTCCATTGACAAATTCTACTAAATCTTCATAATTTTCATCATCAGCACTAATTCTTTCTTCGTCTGTCATAATCGATTTAATACAAGAAATGACCGTATGGTACATAATCTCAGCTTCTGTTTCTGCTTCTTGAATATACTTATTGTTTAATGTCACGTTAAAAGACGGATACCTCATTTCTAAAGTAACAGAATCAGTCAAAGGAATAAGACTTGAAACTTTTTCTTCATGCGTTAATTCTACATCATCTAATCGAATATCAATCTCAGATTCATGTGTACATTCTTCAGACAAACAAATCATCTTCATCTTTGATGTTTCACCGACAGATTTTGCTCTAATCTTACAAAACAAGTATTCAATATCGAATGTTGTGATATTACTATTTTTTAATTCTGTATCTACACATGCATTGATTAAATCAATTGTAGCTTTCGAAATACTTGTTTCATCTCCTGATTCAGATGCAATTAACAAAATTTTTTCTTCTCTCACGAGATATGGTCTAAAAAATGTTTGTTCTCCTGTCGATGGTACTGTCACTTCATATTTTGGTACATCATTTAGTTTTGGTAAAGCCATTATGCAGTTTTCCTTCTCCATACTTCATTTGCATTCACACGAATAAATTTCTTATTCGTTTCATTTGTATTCGGGTTTGGAATAGTAAGCACTACGTTTTTACCACTAAGCCATGCTTTATATTTTGCATGCTCTTGTGCACCACTCCCAACCCATTCTTTGCGAGCCATCTTCTTCCATCTACTTGGTTTTTGATGGTGAATACCTTTTGATACCTGATGCGCTCTTTGTCTTTTCTTTCCCATTCAAATCACCCAAACACTTGTCCTAAATTAAATGATCCTGTAATAAAGTTCTGTGGACTTGCATCCACTTCCCAATTTGTATATGATAATTGTACAGTAAATTGTACTAATCCATCGAGTTCATTGCTTAACTCAACAGCTTGCAGTGTAGTCGGAAATGCATCAATCAATTTGCATGAATATACAGTTCCGCCGCCTACACCAATGCCCGCTCTAAATGGACCTATAGATTTACTAAATCCTATCATAGGCTTTCTTAATTGGTGAATAACCACGTCATTCACATATTCTTCTTTATATCTTAAGTCAAAATTATCTGTGATAATGGCTCTTCTCCAATTATCAAAATATTTCTTTACGCCATAATCATTCATCAAATAAAATGTCATTGATACATCATCAACTGCATAGCCGTATGGCATCTTCTGAAATTCCATGCCAATACGACGCTCTGTCGTTAAGATCTGTTTGCCAGGAAGAGATGCATTTGTACATAGTACATTCATCTCTCTGCCATCAGCACCCCATCGACTAGGAAGAGTGACAAGGAAACTATTCGATCGAGCGAAACCCAGTTTAGTTGAAGCAATAGATTTTAATTCATCGATAGTTGCCATTAGATCATTGCCCTTGAATCTTTATATACTTTTGAACCACTCGCTTTACGCCAATCAGCCGTTGGAAGAAAAGTTGCAATTTCCCACTCAGGCGCAGGAACAAGAGCAAATCGACTACGGACATGCGAAGTTAAATATCTCTTAAAGCATGGCTTAAAGTGTCTAAATTTTTGTGAAGCTTTTAAAAGCCTGTATGACAAATCAAACTTAGTTTTATCGTCATACTTTTTATTTGTTGTAATATCTAATAACGAATCAAGAAACTTAGCTCGAAGAATAGGTGGAAGATAATGTAAGTTTAATCCATAGAATCCACCTTCAGCTGGTTCTACTGGAATCACTAAAGGAAAGGCATCATAATACGGAAGCTTATCCTTTGTTTTTGGATCATAGAAAAACATGTACATGTTACCAACACCAAAGCGATTCCGTAATTTAATTTCATCTTCTTGCATCAATTGATTACGATTAACTCTTCTCATCTGTTGAGCCTTTTTACGAAACCAATCACGCGATTGTTGAGTGCGTGGATTAATACCAGCTCTAAATGCTTCGAGTTCTAGCTTTTGAAATAAATTACTCATAATCGTATTTATATCATTTTCTAGGTTTTTTGCGATATGGTGGTAACGGTTTCAACTTCTTTAATTTACCCGGCATAGACTTAGGAAGAAGATTCATTTCTTGTAATGTATGCTCTGTCCAGATTTGAAACTCCCATCCTCTATCCTTTGCATATTCATTTGCAGCTTCCCATTTATTCATATTTTTTACGTAAGTCAATCCTTCAGAAATATACTGCTTTGTTTTTCTTTTTCCAGTAGGCGGCTTTGTTTCTTTGTCGGGTTTGATTTCAACTAAAATAGTTTTTTCTTTCATTACAATTTTAAGATCAACAAAATATCTATGATATTTTTTATCAACATCGTAATAATATGGAATCACTACTTCTTCAGATGACCATTGCTTGACAGCTGGATTCGAATCACACCATTGAAATACATATTTCTCCCACAAGGAACGATAGATGATATTTGTGAAATCACCTCTATACTTTGATTTGTTCTTTACTGTGTATCTTCCAGAATATGCCATGATTTGATATAAATAAGAAAGAGTTATTTAACTATCTATAAGGGATGAGCTAATGGCGTATAGATTGCCAAATGGCGGAAAAAATATGAAAACTACAGCCGATGGAAAAATCATCGATGCAGTAAAAATTGATGACGGTGGTACCACTGTTACTACAAATTCTCGTGGCGAAACAACTACTTACAATGAAACTATTGCGACTATTAATACTCTCAATGCTATTGTGCAGCAGGTTCATCTTGGATCTAGATCTCCTTCCCTAAGGTTTCCTCTTGTAGATAATCCTGCATATTCCGGAAAAATTAGATTTAAATTATATAGACAAAAGGCTTTATCTTTCAATGCGAATGCTCTGAAAGAAAAGCCATATCTAGATAATGTTAAAGAAATTATAACAGGAGAAAAGACAGCTATCACGGACGATGATATTGCAGCAGTAGATGCTGATATTGTGGCTGCATCAGAAGCAGGCAATTTTGATGAAGCAAGTGCACTTTCTCAAAAAAAGAAAGCGTTACAAGACGCTAAAGCTGAGACAGAAAAGATTTTGTCTGAAAATATTATAAGAGGTTTGACTATTGAAGAAGTAGAGCCAGGTCCTTCTGAGGATGGAAGGATGGGCAGTGAATTTGTAGAAGCACAATTATATTTTCCTCTCTCTGTTACATTTAATGATGATGTTCAATATGAAGGATTTAATTTAGGAGGATTGGGGGCAGGAGCATTAAGCGGATTAAAAAATAATCAAACAATTACTCAAGCTGTCGCAGAATCAGTGAGTAAAGGATTAGGCAATATTTTTAATTTTGCGTTTGGAAATTTAAGTGGTGATGCTGCAAAATATGCTGCTGCTAAATTTGGAAACTTCGGGCCTCAAGGACTGCAAACAGCGCTTACAGTCGCAGCTCAAGCTGCAGTTAATCCAAATACTAGAACCATCTTTAGAGGAGTTACGATTCGTGAATTCAGTTTTAACTTTAAAATGATACCGCGGTCAGCTCAAGAAGCTCGTGAAATTGCTTCTATCATAAAGTTCTTTAGATCAGAGCTATACCCTGAAGCATTTGATGTAGGCGGATTGCCTCTCGGTTATCATTTTCCAAACATGTTTAAGATTGAATTGCTGCACAGAAATAGCAATGCAAAGATTCCTCAATTAGAATATTGTTTCCTTCGAGGTGTCCAGTCATCTTATAATCCAACTGGACAATCTTTTCATGCAGATGGATACCCGAATGAAATTGATCTAACTCTCAGATTCCAAGAATACAGAGCTCTTTCTAAGAAAGATATTGTAGAGGAAGGTAAGTAATGAAGTATTTTACAAGTTTAGAACGCCTTTTATACAAATTTGGAAATGAACAAACGACTGTCAGCTTTCAAGACATTAGTTCTTATGTAGATGTAATTGATCAAGTAAAAGATTCTATTGCTTTTTATTCATTGTATGATATTAATGAAGGATACCGCCCTGATCAATTGTCTCTAGCACTATACGGAACCCCACTTTACTACTGGACATTTTTTATTATGAATGATAAATTAAGACAGCAGGGTTGGCCTTTATCAAATGAAGAACTTGACCGAGTGATTAAAAGAGAATATCCGCATAGAGCTGTTACAACTAGAGATGACTTGACCGGCATTTTTAAAGTCGGACAAAATGTTACTGGTTCTTCTTCTGGTGCAACCGGCACAATTGTACACCGTCACTTAGACTTAGGACAACTTATGCTTGATGATGCAGTAGGCACTTTTCAAGACGGAGAACAACTACAATCGACTGTTGTTACTTTAACAGAAGATATAGTGCAATCTATCTCAATTGTATCAAGCGAAGAAGAATATAATTCTGCACATCATTATGAAGATATAAATGGCAACATTGTAGATATCGATCCTTTTATTGGACCCGGTGCACAATTGACAGAAATTACAAA